CCAGCCCCGCGCCGCCGGCGATGATCTGCCCGCCGGACAGTTTCTTTTGATCGAGGCCGTACTTGATCCAATCGGCCAGCGTGTCGCGCATCGGCTTGGTAAAAGCGTCGGCCGCCTCGCGCAAGGTCTCGCGCAGCCGGCCGGCCTGGTCGATCAGGTTGTCGGTGGCGGCCGCAAAATCGCGGTCGAGCGTTCCCGCGGCTTGCCCGATACGCGCTTCGAAATCCTCGGTCGTTTCCAAAAACGCCCCGCCCAGCAGGGTGCGCATGCCCTTGATCGTATCCAGATCGGCCTCACCGAAGGCCTTTTGAATAAAGCCGGCGCGTTTGATCTCGGTGTCCAGTTTGCCATACTCGGTGCGGATGTCCTTGAGCACCGCCACCGGATCGCGCCGCTCGCCTGTTTTCTGGTCGAAAAAGGCCACGCCGGTGGCTTTCTGGGCATTGGCCATGTAACGCAGGTTGGTGAACAAGCGCAGAGTCGAATCCGCCAGGGTGGCCAGCCGTTCCGGGCTGCGCTCGACCAGTGACAGGGTTTCGATAAAGGCCATCGTCTTGTCAAAGCTCATGCCCGCCGAGGCGGCGTTGACCCCCACGCGCGAGAAAATGGCCGCCAGGTTCTCCAGCTCGGCATTGCCCAGCCGGCCGGCCACCACCATCTTGTCCAGCAGCTCCAGGGCCTTGCCCGGTTTTTCCAAATCGATATTGAACGCCGTGGCCCCGACCGTCAGACCGCCGGCCAGCACGCCGCCGCCCGCGCCGGTCACCGCCGAGGCGATATTGATGCCGCGCGTTGATTCCAGAGCCGCCTTGAAGGACTGGCCGCTTTGAATCAGGTTGTTAAACCCTTCAGTGAGCTGGTCGATCTGCTGGCCGCCCTGCCGGCCCATCCCGTAGAGCTCCTTGCGCAACTCGCGGACCTTTAGTTTGTCCACGTCGGCCGTCTGGCCGATCTGGATCAGTTTTTTGTCCAGCAAGGCGGCCTGTTTGGTGATCTGCACCGCCCCCAAGGAGATGCCGATCCCGGCCAGTTTGCCCTGCAGCGACGTGGCCAGGTTGCCCAAGGCGCGAAATTCGCTTTTGACCGCCCCGCCGAACTTGCGCACGCCGGACGATGAGCGGTCCAGCTCGCGCAGCAACCGGCCGGCGTTTCCGATCAACTCTATGGCAACATGGTGCTTGGGCATGGGCTACTTTCCGGGGCGACGGACCCTGTAGGTTTTAGACGTTTTCTTCTTCGGCGGCCGATTCAGATCCCGCCAGGCTTCGATCCATTCCAGTGCCTCCTTCGGGCCAGTTGTCCGGGCCAACTCCCAGGGCATCCCGATGCGTGCCAGCGCCAGAACCATCTGTTTTTGCGCATTGGCCTCGAAATCGCGCGATCTGTTCTTTCAGCCTCCCATCGGCCGCCATGAGCTCGTCCAGATCCTCGTCATAGAGCTCCAGCATCAGATCCAGCGTCATGGCCTCGGCCGGCACGCCCGTAATCTGCAAGCGGGCGGCATACGACAGCAGCCCCATCAGCTCATCATCGCCCTCGCAGCGGGCAAAATCGGGCGAACGGCGCGCGGTCAAAGTATCTTTGACCTTCATCGGGCGCAGCGTGTAGCCCGTGTGCATCGTTCCGGCGTGCAGCACGCCGATCGGCAAGATGCCTTTTTCTTCAAACATGTAAGCGTCTCCTCATTGTCAGTGACGGGTCAGGGTGCGGCGGTTACTCCACGCGCCGGCGTTCGGCCGAAAAGGTGACCTGGCGCACCAGCTCGTTGTCGCCGTCGACCGTCTCTTCGCCGATGGTCAAGGTGCGCACGCCGGTGAAGATTTTGCGCACGCCGTTTTCGTACTCCACCGTCAAGGTGGCGTCTTTGATCCCTTCAAAATCGAACTCGGGCGCATCCAGCGGCACCACGTAATCCAACTTGCAGCCGTGGCGCTGGGTGACCGAGCAGTGCCCGGTCTTGTTCATCAGGTTGACCGTGCGGGCCAGCTCGCGCTCGTTTTCAGTGAAGGTTTTGAAATCTTCGATGTTCTGCCCGTTGATGGCCAGAACGCAGCGATTGACGTATTCCATCGGTGTTTCCTCCGTGGCCGGGGCGCGGTCGCAGCCGCAGCCGGCCGGTTAAATGACGCTGCCTACAGGATCATGTCGATCACGCCGTAGATCTGCTGCAGACCGTTGACCACGTCGGCCGGGCAGCGGAAGCGAAAGCGCGTGGGCTCATTGGGATCCACAATCACCACCAGGCCGTCCTTGTTGGCCTCCACGTTCTCCCAGATCTCGGCCTCGTCCAGCTTCAGGGCCGTGGCGTAGATCTCCGAGCGCACGTTTTTCAGGGTGCGCGCCGTGGCTTTCTGGTTGGAAAACTTGGCGCTCAAGGTCTGGCGAATCGCCCGGCGGCCGTAGTCCAGGATGGCCAGCGTGTTGAAATCGAGCAGGGCCGGATCGTCCACCCCCTCGGCATTGACCGTGTAGGTGGAGATAAAGCGCTTGATCTGTACCGTCTCGCCCGGCCCCACCACCATGGGTGTCACGCCCGAATAGAGCAAAGAGTGCAGCTCCGAGTCGCTGAGCCGGTCGGCAATGGCCGGGGCGTGCAGCCCCTTGATGGTCATCTCGCGGCGCGGCACGGCCGGGTCCTCGAAGGCCGGAGCGCATTCGTAGGCCGCGCAACCGGCCGCGATCTCGTAGGCCGGCGAGCGCGTTCCGCGCAGGTAGCAGGCCGCCACGCGCCCGGCGTTGATGGCAGTCGCCAGGGAGACCGACTCGGCCAGGGTGCCGTCATAGCCGATCACGGCCCGCCCGGCACGCATCTCCATGCCGTGGGAGACGACGTTTAGATGATCGCGCAGGGCCTGGGCGCTGGTGGCGTCGTTCAGGTGCGTTGCGATCAGCTCGTAGGTTTCGCCCAGCACGGCGTCCAGAGCGGTCTGGATGTCCGGGTCGGTGACGCCCGGCGTGGTGGTGGCCACGGCCACGGTCACACCCGGCGCCGTGCACTCGTAGGTGATGTCCACCTGGTTGCCCACTGCGCCCTTGTGGCGGCAGGTCAGCGTGATCACGCCGTCGGCCACGGCCGCCGTGTAGAGCAGGTCGGGGTATTTGGCGATTTCGGCAGCCAGCGTGGCCGCGATGGCGCTGGCCGCATCGGCGTTGGCAATGGCCATGGCGATGCGCTGGTTGCCGATGTACAGGCGCAGCTCGCCAGGGCCGCTGGCCGGACCGCCGATGGTGACCGTCTTGACCGCCGCGGCGCCGGCGGCGGCGTCATCGAGCAGGCACACGGTCAAGTCCACGTAACGGTTGGCGGCGATGCACGCCTTGACCATCAGGTGGGCCACCGATCCCCGACCGGCATAGGCGGCCGCCTCGTCAGAAGAGTAAACCTGCGCAGGCGTGGCGGCGGCCAATGTGCCGGCGGCCAGTTTCTGGGCCACAATCAACAGGTGCTGCGGGTTGCCCGGCAGACCGCGCACGGCGTTGCGGGTGTACAGCTCGATGTAGGTGCCCGGCTTGCGCGAAGATGCCTGCAATTCGGCGAAAGTGATGGGGTCCATGGCTTATTTGCCTCCCTTTTTGGCGGCCGCAGGGGCCGGTTTGGCTGCATCCAGCAAGCTGCCCTCTCGAAGCAGCCGGCGGTAATAGGCCGTGTCGGGCACAGTGACGGCCTGCGAGTCGGTGATAATGCCGGCGGGCTTGCCGCCCTCTTTGGGGCAGATCAGTCCGGGCGGTGCGATGACGCTTAAATGCTTCATGGGGTAGCCTCCTAAAGGTCGATATTGTCTTGCGCGTCGGTGAGTTCATCGAGCGCGGGGGTCAGGTAGTATTCGATGTCGATGCCGGTCAGATCCTGCGCGGGCGCTTCTTCCGGCACCACGATCTCGACCACCTCGGGCAGCACGATCTCGGCCACGTGGCACAGCACGTGCCCGAAAACCATGGTCTTGATGGTCATCTCGGGCAGCTGCTCGCCCTGGGTGCCGGGCAATTTGGTCAGGGCAAAATCCAGCACGATGCGATCGACCAGGGCGTTGACCGTCTTTTCGGTGGCCGCCGCATCCTCTACGCCGTAGTAGCCCCGGATCACGTAGCGGTGGATCAGCTTGTAGCGGTGCATGGCCACTTTTTGCACCCGCAGGGCGCGCCGGGTGATCTCCCATCCGAAAATCTTGCGGGTTGCTGGGTCCTGGAACAGGGTCAAAAAGTTGTCCCCGCGCACCGTCCAGCGCTCGTAGTCGTGCACTCGTCCGATGGCCGGCCCCATGGCCGTCAAACGGGTTTTGATCAATGCGCGCATGCTGGCGTCGCTCATCGTGCAAGCTCCCGTGTGATCTCGACCCCGTAGCGGTCGAAGATCCCTTTAATGTCCGGCCACTCCTCATCGAGGGTGCGTTCGAACATATGCGCGCCCTCGGTCCCTTTTTTGGCGATCGACCAGCGCATGGCCGGCTCGATATCTAGCGCCTCTTCGGCCGACACGCCCAGCTTGACCTCGATCCAGCGCAGCAAAACGCCGGCCGGCGGCCGGCCGCGACCGGGCCGGCGTCCTTTTTCCACCACCAGCCCGTAGGGACTGGGCGTGCCCACGATACCGATCACATCATTGGAGCGCCTGCGCACCTCGGCCGTGATACCGCCCAGCAGGCCGCCCTGGGCGCCCATGACGCCCT